AGGTGTTATGTGCTTAGCCATAGTCGGAATAAGGATACAAAAGTCGATAGAATCGAATATATCCTCATATATATCCTTATAACTTGCAACTATATCCTTATTTATTTTGTTATGTTTTGCTATGTTTTATTGCAAAGCCTTGTATTTAAAGGCTTTCAAACTGTATTTTTGTATGTTCTGCTATTGATTTGGTGCGCTCAGCGGGACTCGAACCCAAGACAATATTATTACTTTGATCATATAATTTAATAACTTAGGTAATTAGCCTATTAAAAATATGCTTAATATGGGAATGGAATGCATAAAATCACGCTTTCATGCATATAAGATGATATGGAGTAATAAAGTAAGGTATAAAAAAGTGCCTATAGAATTAGGCACTTAGATAATTAATTGAATGTAATAAATAGAGTAATAATAAAGTAATTTAAATTACAGGTTAATGTAATTATTGATCTTGGTTAGATAGTCTGGAATATCTTCTGCAATAAGTTTTCCATAATGTTTATAGATCATAGATGTATCGCTATGGCCAAGCTGGTCTGCGATCCACTCTGGTGGCACCTGTCCGGATGATAATAGCTGGCTAGCAAAGGTATGTCTGCCCTGGTTAATTCCACGATATCTAACATTCGCTTTTTTTAAATGCCTTTTCCAGATGTAGCGAAGTTCATAATAATTAAATGGTCGATCGTATTCATTATTAATCCATACGAAATGCAACCGTTCCTGCTTATGGGTTCGATTATCACGTTGCAATACATTCACGACTTGGCTGTAGCGGTTACCAGTGACCGCATATTGTCTACGTAGTGCCTGAATCGCTGGCTGTAATAGTTTAATTTCGCGCTTTCTACGTCTATTCTTAGTGACTTTATATAACCCTTTAACATGGTTTCGATTGACTTGAATTGTGCCTTTTTCCAGGTCTATGTCTTCCCATGCAATGGATATCTGCTCTGAAATTGAAAGACCAGTCCAAAATATACATGGCAGTAAATTTTGAATATCTGAACCAGATATTGTCCCCAGAATGATAGAAATTTCTGTTTTGGTAAATGGATCTGGTTCAAGATTATCAAGCTGCTTAATGACAATGGTTTCAAATGGGTTATACGAAATTTTATTTTCCTGTCGCCATAAATCATGAATAGATGCAAGGCGTGTAACCACTTCGCGGATGGTCTTTGGAGCCAATATTTCTTTCAGAATATTTATCCATTTTTTTACAGCCACTGTATCAATATCTTTTGGGTGAATTTTACCCCAGCGTGGTATGACATGATTTTTGATGTGACTGGTATAGCCATCGTATGTACTAGGTGCAACTTCCCAGCGGATCAGTTCTTTGTATTGAGCTATGTAGTAGGACATTTGATTCTTTTTCAAATGTTTTGACTGTGGGAAGTGTTTAGCTAAATTAAATTGGTCGAGTTCAATTTCAAGTTTAATCAGACCTGCCAGTTTTTTGGCTTTATCAGTGTTTTCTGGGGTAAATGGCCAATTCAATGTTTCTTTTATTGGTGGTTCTGTGGAGATGGGTTTCATCCAAATCCGCATGCTTTTACCACGGATTTCTAGTCCTGCAGACATAAGTAGACCTACATTTAAGTATTTAAATTATTGAGGATATTTTAGAGGAACGCACCACCAGACGGAGGTGCGTTAGAGGTGCGCTATTAGATAAACGGAAGTTCTTCAGGGGGGCTGATTAAAGGCATCCAATGAGTTATTACATGCTCAAAATGAGAGTTAATCCACAAACCTTCTCCACAATATGTAGCGATTTTAATGTTTGGATCACCATGTGGTTTTTCATGAGCAAAAGGCCTGTAAGTTAAAACCTTTTGGCCCTGCTCCGGCATACGTTCATTTACATCGATCCATTGCATTACTGCTTCAGCTTTAGATGCTTTCCAAAAACGCCACAGTTGGTACGCTTGGGTTTTCATCCACCAAACTTTGCCATCTTCCACAATGATGTAATCAAAAAGATTGGTATTCGTGTATGAATCAGCCAATACCTCAACAATGTACATCTTCAGGCATTCTTTTTTGAATTCTTCAATTTCAGCAACTAATGCTTCGTTTTTTTGAATATGCATCACGCCACCTCAATCCAGATTCAAATTTTCAACAAAGTCCAATGCAAATGCATAACAGTCTTCTTTGTTTTTGTTTTCAAATTGAGGTTCGTGGTTTATATAAATTCGGTAATTACCATCATTCATAACAACCAGCTCAATAAAATACTCTGAGAAATTCCAATAATTTAGAACCATCACGCCACCTGCATATTTTTATATTGAGCGATTGTTTCATTTAACTTTTTGATGCCATCGAGTCCATCTTTGCGAATGATTTTTTTGACAAAGTTAAATTCTTTTAAACATTCATAGTCTGTAAAACCAGTGCAGCATGTCAGCATTGCATTACTTCGTACCCGTTCAAAACCAACTGGGACATCAGCAAGTAAAATTGCATTCAGTTCTTCATTAATACCTTTCCAGCGCGTTTTTAGCCCATGGCCACGATTGACAGCTAAAGTACTTCCAAACTTGAACTCATTAAATGACATTTTTGGCATTTTAAATTGAACTGGTACAGTCATTACTTCGTCGATTTCGGCATTGTAATAGTGGCTATCTATTCCCAACTGCCATTCCTGATCTAAAGGAATTAAAATATTTTTAAGGCAGATAATTAAATCACCGTGATAAACAGAATACGCAACATGCTCTGGTGTCATTTCTGCATCTTCTAAACCCGCTTCTTCTCGATAGTCATCTACTACTGTATTCACCTCATCGACACAGAATGACATGCTAAGTTTGTAGGGGCCTGCTGCTGCAATTTGCTGTTGTGCTTTAAGCTCGGCTGCGCGTTTTGCTTTTAAAGCTAAGAGTTTATTTTTGTTCATTGGTTTTCTCCAAGCATGAAAATTAGGGAAGAAACGAAACATGTAACGATCAGGTTTATGAACAAAGCATTTTTAAAATTAAAGCTCATGGGGTTTGCTCCTGCTCATAACTATTTAGAGCATCGGCACATGCTTCTTCAGGTGTTGAACCTTGTCCTCGTAATAAAACTTTCCGATTAGTATCTTGTTCACGTGCATTGCTACATACCCAAATCATCCATTCCGTGTAACGCGTATAAGCTAGTTCAAAGTAGCAATAGTGATTTGTTTGAAGCATCTCTGCATGAATAGCCATGACTTTTGATAAATTCGTTTGCTCAGACATGATTAAGCTCCTAAAACTGCAGTACTTGAGATGTTGGCCAATACAGAAACCTGACGGATTGCCCAGCGTTTACGGTGTTCAATGTCATAGGTTGAAAGTGGAATAGAATGTTTAAAGTTCGATTGGCGTTTAAACTGAACATGCGGATGTGTCTTTTTCATTTTGAAAAAAATTCGGATGGATTTGATCCGGTGTAAGTACTGCGTTTGAAACATTAGTTTCAGCCTGAGCATTTTGTGGGTTAGAATCATGTTGCATTGTTTAGTCTCCTGACTGATTGATGTAGCACATACAAAAGTGGCAGCTTTTGTATGTGTGTTTATTTTTATCTAGGTTCAAAGCCTTGCTTAGCAAGTGCTTCTCTTAATTCAACAAATGCAATACGCATATCTTCTGCTTCTTGCTCATCTGCTGATCTGTTTTGCATATCTGTAAATCTCACACGTTTAACAAATTCAGCTAAAGCCCAAATTTGTCTATTGGTTAAATTCTGCAACGATAAATTTATCGTTTTTTCTTTTGACATTGTGTTCTCCGTTAGTTTTGGGATTAGTCCCGTTGTGAATTTGGCCTTTCAAAAATCCAGCAGCGTTTGGTTGAACTGGTGATTTTGCTTTGAATAGCTTTATTGGCTTCAATAAAGCGGTAGTGCAAGCTGTGTCGTAATGCATTTTGAAGTTCATTCACGTCTGGTAATGAATAGCGATAATCCGCTGCGACCTTGTATAAATGGGCAAAATTGATAGCGAATACATCTGATTTTGCCGAATGATTGACCACACTTTCACAATGCTGGGGATTGGTAATGGCATCTTCCATTTCCTCAACAGTGTTCCAAAAGTTTTGGACAATCACTGAATCAGATTTAAGAACCTTGTCTCGGTTTTGCGCCATTGCTAGTAATTCAGCATGAACTTGTTGCTGGATCGGCTCTGGTACTTCAATCACGTGTTGGCACATTGCATCGAATAGCGCCATCAATTGGGCATGGTTATGCACCACACGTGAACTTTGAATGTTGTGCTGTTCTTGGTGTAAAAATACATCGTGCTTTTGAAGGTTAAGGCTATAAGCTTCCAGTACTGCTTTTTCTTTGTTTAAACACTTCAAAATGAATTGGCTAACATTTTCAGGTTCGTATTTTGAAAGTCTACGTGATGCATAAAGACTATTTTTAGTCAGTTGATCTTTATAAAATTTGACATGAACGATACGCCCCATAACAGCTTCAGATGCTAAAACTTCAGCATTTTGGCTAATGATGAGTGTGCCCATAAATGGTGGTTCATAAGTCTCATTACCCCCATTTTTTACGCCTTGAGCACCGAGTGAACCACCGTCATATAATGTTTTTAGTGTGTCCCAGTTAAATTGCTTTGCAGCAGATTCCCCTTCACGATCTGATTCGATCAAAACGACTGGTAAGTTTGAAACTTGTCTAAAAGTACGAGTTAAACCAGCTTTAGAAGTTTTACCTGGATTTGGATCTACACCTTCATAATTGATACGGCCAAAAAGCTTCCATAAAAATTGTAAAAGTGTAGTTTTACCTGTACCTGGTTCACCTACCAATTCTACAAATGGAAAGGACTTATGTATTTGACGGATCTGCTGAGCATACAAACTACCGAAAAAGGTCGTGAGTGCCAGTAAGCCTTTTACACCATAAGCCCCAATTAGGTCTGTGATCCAAGCATTTTGGTAATCGATTTGATTGGCATTAATCTCTAAAGTAAATGGTGCACGGCTTTTTAAATTGATATTTTTTGGCAGTTCGAAATAGTCTTCATTGTTCATTTTGAACTGTTTGCCATTTTGGTAAGCCAATTCACCTAAAACATAGGTTTTCAGTTCGTTGTGATAGCCAACATAATTAATGAGCTGGACACGTTTAATATCCTCAATCCATCTTTCTAATAAACGGTCGAGCTGTGTTCCACTCCCGGTGTAAACCACACCCGGTGCAACCGCCAGTAAGCGTTTTTTAAATTCTGACGCTGCAGCAAGTTGTGAACCGGTAAATGTATTTTTTACAGAATTCTGATTTCTTGGAAAATCAATATTGAAGTAATACCAAGCTTCATCTGTTTCATCGCTGTACTGGTAATACAAAGCTGTCGGTTTACAGTTCACAATTTTGGTGACGTTTGCTGCAGCTTGTAATGCTGCTTCACGACGATCTGCCAGTGCCTTTTCTTTTTCATCCTCTAACCAGTCTTTATTGTCCTTATCTTTGTCCTCAAAATTGATGTCCTTCATGTACTCATCGTACTTGTCGTTATCCAATTTGAACCAATACACCTGATTGTTAAAATCAAAAGGAAAAGTTTTATTACCATTGCGCTTGTAGATAAGTATTGCTTTATCCACAGGTTTTCCGGCAATAAGTAAAGCTCCGTAGTACTTGTAGGTCTCAAGGTCAGTAAATTTTAGGCGGTCTTGTTTATAGAGGTCATTCCAGTCATTCTTTTTACGTCCAGCTGGCGGTAATGCAGCTTCGCATTCGAATCCATCTGCAATCGCTTTTTCAATGTTATGAAAAACTCCGTCATGGCCAGCTTTGTCGTTATCGAATGCCCAAACCAATTTTGGTAATGGCTTATTCCCTGCAGCAATGCATTTTTCTTTAATGCTATCTAAAAAAATAGATGGGTAATAACCAGAACCTGCAGATAAACAGCTAAAACTTGTAATGCCCGATAACCATAATGCAATGGTGTCAAATATGCCTTCAGTAATCCAAATTTCTTTAGATTCGATATAATTTGTGTTTGGCGTTAACCATGAATGGCCCTGTGACTTCCAACCTTTTTTAAAGGTATTTTTTGGTAATACGCCCTGCTCATCTAAAATACGTTGCCACCAGCCATGATTACCATCTTCATCGATAATCGGAAAACGTAACGTGGTTGAACCTACATTGAGTTCAAAATCTTTATAATATTCTTGCGAATATAGGCCTTTCAGCCGATCGACTGGTAAGCCACGGCCTTCAACCAGATAAGCATCTACGGTTTTTGTTGGATTTTCTGCTGTCGGGGTGAAACGCTTTTCCCATTTTTCGAATAAGTCTGGGTAAATGTCACGGATATAAGTTGTTTCGCCACATTTATTATTCCGTGGACAGTGAATCACCCACGGTGATTCAAGACTGGCCCAAGCTTCTTTTTTTGAACAGCTTGGGCATTTACCCAAGCGTAATTTATCGCCACGTTCTTTAAATTCAAACTCTTGTATTAAGCGTTCGACAACCAAAGCTTGAGTTTCGGGAAACATCATTAAAATAAACTGCCTTAGAAATAGTGTTGTTTTGACTTCGATTTAAGTTCTTGGCCGACGAGTTTTAGAAGTCGCTCTTTCAAACGTGCACTAAGTAGATACTCAATAGTTTCTTCGTCTGTTTCGAAACCTATTAAATGTTTTACTTCTTGGATGACCTTGAGTTCTTGGTCACTGAAAAGCACGGGTTGAGTTGGCATATTCAGCTCCTTCAAAGGTGGTCTAAAACGCCTTTCTGAAAGCCTTCATTTTGATATTGTTCAACAGGTTCTTCGTTGACTAGTTCAAAAGCTTGCTTCATTGCCATTTGACGAAGAAGTATGCCGACTGGAATACCTGTCATTTTTGACAGTACCGTGAACAGATCTAATTCATCGTTTGTAAGATTGACGTTTTTTCTATTGGTACGTTTCGGATTGATCAAAGACATTGTCAGCTCCTGTTTATTTGCTGTTACTTGTTTTTCCTTGGAAATATGTTTGCGCGATCAGGCTTGAACGGCTCATATCAGTTTTTTCTGCCTGTTGGTCAAGAGAGTCGACTTCAGCTTTAGGCAGATAAACAGTGCAACGAATACGGCCACCAGGCATCTTTCTTGAACGCGATTTATTGGGGGGTGAATTTAATGTTTTCATACAGTATTCTACGGTTATAGTGATGTGCTAAGACCCACTATAGCACATAATTTATTTCTTTCAATCTTTAACGGGAATATTTTTATGCCTAACCTTGACCCTAACATTGGGATTGAAATAGGGAAACGATTTAAGGAAGAGTTAGAAAACAAAAGTTTGAAAGCTAAGACTTTATCTAGAGAAATTGGCGCCAGTGACAATACGTTAGGGGTATATGTACGGGGAAGTATTCCAGATCAGTGGTCTTATTTGCATAATTTGCACCACAAGGGGGTGGATATCCGTTATGTGCTACTTGGCATAGACCCTGATTATGCAGGCTTGACTAGTGAAGAAAGTTTGCTGTTGAAAGCTTATAGACAGCTTGGCCCTGAAGCGCAAAGTGCATTATTGGGTTTAAGCATGGTATATGCGAAAGACATAGAAAATAAGTAATGTAAGGCACAAAAAAAGCCCACTTTTTACAGTGGGCTTTTGTTTTATTCTAAGAGCATTAGCCTTTTGGTCGACTATTTTGTATATATCTTTTAGCCTGTTTCATGGCTACTTTGAAATCCTGACGTAATGAGTCGATTTCGGATCTCGTCAAGTGAGCTTGGCGTCCGTAAGTGTCCGAGTTCGCCTTGCGTGAGGTATTCAATTGGGAAACCGAATTCATATTGCCACCATTCTGAAAGGTCTGGATGTTTGCTTAATACTGATTTTAACATTTTTTCGGAAGGAACTATATCAAATTCTGGCACAGTTAGTCCGGTTAAAGTAACAGCTTTTAACACTTTGCCACCTCTTGACTCAATATACCCTTTTAAAGCTGCTAGTGTACCTCCCATTGCCACAGTATCATCAACAATAATATAGTTACGTCCTTCTTGAACATAACCATCAAATCTTGGCTGTCTTACAATCCGTTCATAAGCACCAGCATTGGTATGATTTGCTTTTACTGTCTGAACAATATCCTCGCTCACCTCCAATTCAAGCATTGCACCAATCATTTGAGAAAATACCGCAGGAATACGGTTATTTCCTAAAGCTTCGATTGCAAGTACTGGCACAATAATAGGTGAATTTTGAACAAATATTTCCTCTAATTTAATAATTTCATCGTAGGTATTAAGTTCAATTGCGAGTAACTCAAAAGCTGATAATACATCGCCTGATTTTGCGTTGTAGTAATGTTCTTCCGAAGCTTTTTTAAGGGTATTTAAAGGATATAAAACTTGGACTTTGGGGAAGTTTTCCCATGATGTTCGAATATAATGATGTGACATGCTTTATGCTCAGTGAAAATGCTACCCTCATAAATGAAGGTAGCATATTTTTTAATGTTCCAAGTACTTCTGAACAAGAACAAGTTTTTGTTCTAAATCCATGAGTTTATAAATGAGATCGTTATTGTTATAGATCACATCCTTTTCACCTACTGATGCTTCTAATGAATTCCGCCATACACGAATTGACCCCATCGCCATATCTAAATTTAACTCTGCATCATTATGTGAATTTTCCATATATTCCCCCTGGGCAATTTGATTTAATTGAAATTGCCAAACACGGATTTCCGCGTTGTTCCAGATAGGGCTGGAAATGGTATGTTCTCCATTGAACTTAGGATAGATCAGGTCTGAAAGCGACTCTTTTAGTATCTCTATATCCAATTTTTTGTTCGATTGCTCACTTTTTGCGAACTCATTGAGTAAGTCATTAATTTGGTCTGGACTAATGGATAAATGCCCTTTTGCGGTGTCGTGGTTAAATGAAAACTGCGCTTGAACACAGCGATCGACAATTTCAAATAACTGTTTACACAACAATTGGCTTTTTTCTGTTTTGGCCTGTACCCGGTCTGCAATAGGTACATAGGGAATAATATTGTCGTTCATAATCTTACTTCCCTAAAAAAATAGAAAAAGTAAGTACCACACCGAATAAAAAGGTGAATGACTGAAAAATATTTGCAAGAAGCTTTGCGGATTTTTGCTTTTTTTGGCGCTGGAGATATGCATCTAAGTCGTAAATTGGGGTGTGCTCTATGATTTGAGCATGATTTGAATGTACGTGTGCGCGGGCTTGAATCTGTCTTTTCATGACTTTTACTCTGATAAGTTTTTTGCAAACCTACCGCCATCACTTTCCTAGAATGATGGTGGCAGACCGAACAAGGCTAGGAAAACCGTATCAGAGAACGGCCAGCGCGAAGCTGCCCTGCCCGATCTGCCATAACGAGTATAGCTGATTAGACATTTTAGGCAAAAAAAAACCGCTGCGAGCGGATATTTTTTGCTCTCTGATATATTTAACAAGTTTCCTAGGCTTGTACGTAGATTTTGCTACGTTTTTTTATATTGCCGATAGTGTGCTGGTATGTCAAGATAGTGAGGTACTATTTTTTATAAAACATTCATTATGAAAAGAATATGCTTAGGATTATTTTGCACACTTAGTGTTTTAGGCTGTTCCAATCAAAATCAAAAGTCTACTGATATTGCGTCAAATCCTAAAAGTGAAACTGCACAAAATGAATATAAAAATTTAGGTGTTTCTATTGAAGATTTTAAAACCAATTTTAATAAAGAAGCTGAAGCTCTAAATGCACCATTAATTAAAGCTTTTGATCTTGAAGATAATAAAAAAGATTTTTCAACAAAGTTACCCAGTCATTTAAAAATTTTGGGTTCTATTGATTCTTCCGGAAATATTGATCGTTTGGTTATTGGATTAGATGTTTCAAGTATTCCACGAGATCAAGTTGCAGATCACTCTATGATGCTTGGCGGTTTAGCTATCACAGCATTTAAAGCTGTTGATAAAAATAAAATTAATGAAAGTCGTGATGATGTTGTTCAAGATACTTTAGAAGCTTTATTTACAGATCAAAAAACTTTAGAGTCATTTAACTCAAAAACTAATTTTTATGGTCAGTATAAATTTAGTGCGTCAAGTGACCCCCTGCTTGGAGCAATTATATTAAGTATGGAACCTAAATAACCTTTTTTATATTCATATTAGAGATGTTGTATTTTGAAAAAAGTATTTGGTATAGGGTTAATCTGTATTTTATCAAGCTCTTATAGCTTTGCTCTGGATGCTGTTGGAGTTGTTTTCAGTATGAAAATTAATGGGGTTGAATTTGTTCATCCCTTTGATGAAAAGACAGATCCGAACAATCAATTAGGTCGTCCAAATCAATATATTGATAAAGTTTCATGGCCAGATCCGTTAGTTGATCCAAAATTTGAAAGTGATGGTTATTACGATAGTGACATAGATTCCACTGATTATGTAGGTGGGACAATTGAGCAGTTTAGAAATACTGCTGATCTAAACAGGCGCTATAACTATATCAAGAACATAACTCTTCACATGCCTACTCTTAACCAATATATGTATAAGAAAGGCTTGTTTTTGATGCGTTTAGATAAGGAATTTACACCTACACAAGCAAAAGAATACGAACAAAAGTTTTATAAGGTTGTGAAATGATCAAAGACTTTCGTCAATTGCTAAACCAATTACTCACAACTAAAGATAATAGAAATCAAAAGCTTAATAATTTTTCAAAATATATAAGATCATATGAGATAGTGTTTAGTTATTCAGATTATATGAATCTTGAAAAAAGAGAGTTTCTTTATAATATCTCTGATGCAAATCTTACTTGCATTTTCTGTTTGAAGAAAAAACCATTTGCATTTTTTAATGACGATGCACATGTCATTCCTTATGCTTTAGGAAATAAATTCTTAATGCACCGAGAAGAATGTAAAACATGCAATAAAAAATTCGGTGGTACTTTAGAGACGGAACTCTCGAAATTTTCTGAAAAATTTAGAGTTATGAATGGTCAAAAAAATAGAAGCAAAGAAAATCCTAACTTCTTAAAATATCAAGCAAAGAGCCAAAAGGCTTTTTTACAAATGAAAAATATTGATAATAAAATGAGTTTAGAAGTAACTGGTGAACGTTTTGCAGACATATTATCAGAACATGGGGATGGAAAAATATCGCTTACTTTTGAAACTAAATACAGAGACTCAGACGTATATAAAGCTTTCATGAAAATAATTTATGGCGTAATCCCACCAAAGTATCGCAAAGACTTTAGTCAATTAAGAAGTTGGATCAATACAGAGGATCACAATGTTAAGCTTTTAAATCAATTAATTATGTATCAAACAATTCTTCCAACTTTCCACCATAACAATTTGGTTATCAATGTTTTTAGAAAAAAAAGAACCGTTTCGAATATGCTGTTTAAAAAAAACAATTTTGACTATTTTGCACTTATTGGTTTTGGAAATGTATTCTTTGATATTCCGTTACTATCTGATAAAACTCTAGAAAAAATTAAGAGCGCGTCTAAAAAACCAAATTTTATAATGCCATTATTTTCGGATCTTGTTGTAAAAGATAAGAAAGCTACAAGGATTTCATTAAATATGAGTAATACAGAGAAACGACCTGAAAAAACTACCTTTTCCCTAGAAGAATCCAAATAATATAAAAAGATCACTCTTCGTGATCTTTTTCTTTTTCCCTATACCCTGCCAGCCACATCTGTGGTGCTTCAGCCCAGCTTTCTAAATCTCTAGACTCTCGAATACCATAAAAAGCATTCATAAACCGTTCATGCCAAAACCTATACATGCCTTCACTGTTATGTCGCCCAATAAAAAATGGATTCATATCTTTACGGATATTTTTATAAAACAATTCAAATAATTGTTCAGGATGCATTTCTTGAATCCTCTGTAGCTAAATCCCAACAGCATAGATATTGTTTTTCAAATTCCTGCTTGGTTTGCAAAGACAGGCTCAGAAATGAATAAGCGATTGCATCCGCAAGATCATCTGTTTTCCATTCATCCCAAATAATTTTTAATTTGGGTTTAGGTCTCGGCTTAAATGATTTTTTATAGCGAGAAAAGGATTGGTAGCATGCCTTTCTGATTTTCCGATCTTTTATTTTAGGAATGCATGCAGGATCGAATGGAAAGTCGGCATTGATATCCCAGGACAACTCTGGAGTGGCCTTAGCACAATAATTAAAACAGCGAAGGTTTCTGCCTGCTACAAACCCATTCCAAAACAGCTTATTTTTAAAAAGCGTATTAAATAATGGTGCAATGTAAGCCATGTTTTTCATTGTTTCGTGACCTCACATTTCTATACGCTGTAAACCAAAACGTTTAAGGTCATCAATATTGAGTAATTCAATTTTTGCATTGAGACAGATTAGAACCGGTTTATCTATTTTTTCCTGAAAATCAGTCAATTTATTTTTTATATTTTGATATTCATCAGGGCCTTTTACATAAATGACTAAACCAGCTATTTCTTCTGAAATTGTTTGTACCAATAGGTCTATCATTTCATTAATCCCAACTTGAACTAGATGAAGATCCACTGTCATAACTTGACGAGCTTTCTGAACTGCTTGATGAGCTGCTGTCATGAGATGAATTGCAGTGTGATGGGCTGGAATCAAAAAATTGATATTCAGAAGACGGAATACCTGTTCTACATAATTCTGAAATATCTGAATGTTGCTGCTGAATTTGATTGATGTTTTGCTGATGCATAGCCAATAAGGCTATATCAGTGTCGTTATTATAATTTGTGTGTTGAATGGAACGTTGTGCTGGTGAAGTTACGGCACGATTTTTTAATTGATCTGCCCTACACGTACATTTTACTTTTGATGAAAAAAACCAACGTCGATTGCATATAGAACATTTAGCCATTTTCGTTATTCTCCATATTTTCGTCATTTGCTGCTTTTCGCCCAGTTATTTCTTTAAGCGTCATGAGGTTTACATCAGGATTTGGCGTTGCACTTGGTGAGATTTCATGTGTTATCTCAATATTTCCGCTGCAGGTGAAACCACAATAAATATTGGGACATTGCAGAAATATTGTTTTTAAAAGTGGATGCTTTTGATTGCTGGAGCGAATACGAAGATTGTTCGCAGTACAATGAGGACAGAGTAATTGAGGTCTTGCATTATTTTTTTGTGTTAAAGCAGGTGTTGTCATTTTTTACCTTCTTATACAAATATTTAGTCTATTTTATACAAAAGAATAAATATTTGTTAGAAATGTTAATTTTTTATATGATCAGGTTGTTTTTTTATTTAGTAAAAAAATCATGCAAAATTTAAAGTGTAGCTGCTGCTTCAAGCTACTGGCAAAAATAGGACTGTTTAATCATATAGAGATTAAATGTCCACGCTGTAAAACGATAAATGACTTCCAGAGCACCTTGAGTGCCTTACCTGAACGCCCAGAGCGTCCTTTAACAACAGGTAAGATTGATGAACAACTCTTCTGTAACACCGCAATACAATCCTAAAGGTCATAGCTTTTCTGGCTGGCTAGGTGGCAAATCACGGCTTTCACGCACTATTGTTGAAATGATGCCTGAACATAAAACTTATGTTGAAGTGTTTGGGGGTGCTGGCTGGGTCTTATTTAAAAAAACGCCTTCTCGCGCTGAAGTCATAAACGATGTGAATGATAATCTGGTTAATCTATACCGCATTTTAAAATTTCATTTTGATGCCTTCCTAGCTGAATTTGAGCACCAGTTATTTTCACGAAGCATTTTTAATGAAATGCGAAAAAATGAACGTGGTCTGACTGACATTCAACGTGCTGCCAATTTTTATTATTTATTAAGAGCTGCTTTTAGCTGCCAACTGGACGGCAGCTTTTCTTATAGTCGTGAACGTAAAACCAGTTTAAAGCTGGGTGATGAACTGCGGGAACACTTAAGTTCTATTCATGACCGGCTGAAAAAGGTAGTCATTGAAAATGCCAGTTATGACTATGTGATTAAGCGAATGGATGCACCTGAGACATTATTTTATCTGGATCCGCCCTATTGGGATTGTGAAAATGATTATGGGGATGGGATCTGGTCTAAACAGGATTTTTATAATTTAAAAGAGCAGCTGGACAAAATTAAAGGAAAGTTCATTTTAAGCCTGAACGATACCCCTGAAGTTCGTGAACTGTTTAAAGGTTATAAGTTTGAGCAGAAAAAAATACGCTGGTCTGTAAATAACAAAGCAGCGCATGAAGATCATAATGGAAATGAACTGATTATCACCAATTTCTAATTGTCGGCTTTGACCTGTTGTAGCATATCCTTCTTCGCATTAAGCCGCGGTAATTCGCTTTTTAAGCGTTTTTCTGCGGCTTTTTTACTTTGATAGACGTTATCAATCACTTTCGGATTGGATTGATCACCCAAGGTTACCCAATAGCGCGGTGCAGGTTTTTTACCGACCGTATATTGTGCTTTAAGACCGGTATAGGGTTTAATTTCAAGTTCATTATGCGCTGAAAACTTTCCAGTCTCCGGATCCAGCAAGGCAAATTCACGATTCAAACGGGCTTGAGCAGCTTCCTTGCTGATATATAAATAAGTGAAGTGTTTGGGATTGGATTGATCCCCTTTTGTCAGCGATACAGCTTTATCGCCTAATTGGTAATAAACTACTACCCCTGTCCATTTCTTATCTTTTTCTGCTTCAAACTGGTCTTCAAACAGTTCTGCCACGTCATCGGCATCCGGACAGAATACTTCCAATTCAAGCCCTGTAGTGAAGCCATTGTCTGCATCCAAAGTGTGAGTAACCCGTGTACCTAGCCAGTAAATATCATCAATCTGCTCTTTCAAACCATCAAACAGATAAGTCATTTCCGGAATAAGTTCAGGCTTGCCCAATGCGAGCGTATAGCTGAATGTGAGTGCCGAGCGTTTTAAGTCAGCCAGTTTAGCTTTTGCTGCCAAGGTTGCGGACTGTTTGTCCTGGTGAATATGGCGAAGTTCTTTAATGTTCTGGTTGCTTGCATCGCCATAAACGACTTCGAGTTTCTTTGCCTGTTCAGCATCGTAATACCAGGCTCGGACTGCGGTAATCTCTTCCCCACCATCGGTATTGCTGTAGCGGTGCTGATCTCCTTTATCACGAGTGATTAGGAACGTTGGCAAAGTTTGCCCAGAAACGGTTTGTGCTGCACCTTTAGGCATAAATAATAAAGTGCCATTTTTAATCGATGCGATGGCATCGTGTTCATCTGCCAGCCGAGTCAATAGATTGGCATTTGATTCATTTTGAACAAGATGAATGACTTTGTGCTGAGCAAGCGATTCATGAATCACGACATCGAGCTCATGTTCAAATGCAATTGCGTACATGATTTCTGAAAGTGTGACGTTATTAAAACTACGATCCTTTTTCTGCTTCAGTCCCGCTTTTAGGTCGGCACTGGTTGCACGAATAGTCAGTACATCCGGTGCACCGGAATGTTCGACTTCCTTCACGGTATATTGGCCTTTATAGACCAACCCTTCATTGCTCCAGCCGATCCATGCCTCTATTACAACCCCCTTGGCCGGAATATTAAGGATGCCGTCATGGTCTGAAAACTGTAATTCAAGTGAATCTGATTCTAGACCACGGTTGTCTGTAATCACTAAACTCATTAGTCGTTCAACGGCTTCTTTACGAAGGTCATTTCCTGAAGTTTTCAGCTTAAAGATTGCTTGAGGATAGCTGTCATCTAGTTTATTGCTGATTACTGAAAGAATACTCATTAAAACAAACTCCCCGCTACTGCACCCACTACCCCGGAAATGAGTGCGCCTGCGGATTTGGTTTTACTGAGTTTCAAACTGAATTCGACTTTGCGTGGTTTACCATTTTTAAAAAAATAGGTCTGGGTTTCATCAAGTGAATCAATTTTCCACATACCATAGATTTTCCCGCTTCAAGAAATAAGCGGAAAAGATTTTCCTGTATTACCCATTAAGCGTAATGCCGTCAGGGAAAGCTGAGATCCAAATTCGGGAACAATAGAACCATCCAGAGTAATGTTGTCCTCTCCGGGACCGGTATATTGATATGCTGGTGCTTGACCGACGCGAGAATTACTCGCGTGTCGCCAACTGGTTGTACGTTGCAGGCTTTGATAAGTTGCTGTTGGTATTGAAAATACAAACATGCCAAAGATCATCATCATTGTGTATTTTCCTTATTCCGAGTCTTGGTAGCTGTCGCGTACGCGCTGCATTTTTTGACGTTGGCGCTGGTCCAGCATTTGCCCTACCATTTGCGCGATCTGCTGTACTGACTGCCCCGGCTGTGCATGAATATGCATAGTGATGGTGTCACCCTGAACCGTAATGTCACCACGGCTGCTGCCGACTGGTTGTGCATGTGAGGTTTTTATTTTGGCCAGTGCCGGAGCAACATTAATCTTTTGCATTACTCCGGACATGTTTGGACTAAAAATACCGAGCACGTCTGCAAACTTGGTTTTTAGTTCTGGAAAACCCTGTTGTAGACCTAAGCGCAAGCCACCCATGATGTGACCACCCAGCCCTGCCATGACACGCGATGGACTTCTAATTTTTTGTTTTTCTTTGAAATAAGAAGGTATATAGCTTGTCACTTCTGACCAGATTGATTTGAGTTTGTTAAAACCTGATTTAATACCATTAACCAAACCATCAATGATCATGCCGCCAAAGCCAGTAAACTTTGCAGGGAGTTCAATGCCAAACCAGCTTAGAACCTTAGCAAATACTGCATAAAACAGCCCGATAGGCGACCAGTTCAGAATAAGTGCACTCATGCCTTGAATACCGCCTGAAAAAGCCGTTTTGGCTTCGGTAATGCGTGCTCCGAACCACGCCCCGATAGGTGCAAAAATGGCTGTGATTTTGGTCCATAAATCACTAAAGAATGCAGAAATGGGTCCCCAGTTTTTGTAAATGAGATAGGCAGCAACCGCAATGGCTGTGATGGCCAATAGAATTGGGTTGGTCAGCATAAGTCGGCCTAACCACATAAATACATTGCCCAAGCCCATAAATGCCATTTTAACGACATTAAAAATAGCGGGTAATACTGAAAACACTCTTGAAAATATGGCTGTGGATCCAGTAAACGTTGCCATCATGAGCCGAAGACTCAACATGCCCAGAATAAGTGGTGAAAAGACTGCAAGTGCGCCACCAATCACGATGAGACTGGCTGCAATACCCAGTAAACCCACGCCCAGCATTTTTGCCAGTGTCGGATTTCGTTCCATCCAGCCATTAAAGCCTTGAAGTGCAGCTGTTGCTGTCTCAATCGCACTGGTATAAATGGGTAAAATCGTGGTGCCGAACTTAAGATAAGCATCATGCAATTTGGCCTTTGCTTCAAGTTCTTTACCTGCTGTGGTTCCTTTGGCTCGCTCACTGAATTGGTCAATGTTTTCTGCACCTGCATTCAGTTTTGCATTTTTATGAATCTGTTCTCTTTGGTCATACATCGTCGTAAAAAGATTAGATGCAGTCCGGTTAGTAAACATACTACCCATAGCATCGTGGATTGCACCTTTTTCTGTAATGCCTTTTTTTGCCAGGGCGGGTAGTAAGATTTGTTCCATCCACGGACGACCACGAACCACGATTTCGACTGCTGTTGTTTCGCCTGTGTCATCACGCTGATATGAACCGGCAAAACGCAGCATGTTTGCGCTGACTGTTTGTGCACCCCATTGTTCGATGATTAATTCATCAATACCACCCAGTTTCCAATTGAACTCGGTAATGTCATCGCCTAGACCCAGGTCAATTTTGACGTTGCCGTTCATGCCACCGCCACGCCAGTCTTCAAACTTACGAACCAGCTTAGGAATAGTGATTTCACCGGTTTGGCCAAGGTAAGAATTACCTTCGTTAAACAGGTTCGCCATTTTTAATTTTTTTGGTAAAGCCATCGCTCATATTCCTTTTTATGCATTCATACGAGACGCGAAGTCTGCTAAGTACTTATCTGTAATGCGTTGACGAAGGGTCAAATCTTCGAGTGGCGGTACAGGTGTGTAGTCGTAATCTAGGATCAATTGACCATTTTTAAGTTGTTCTTTGCTGTTCGAATTCGGATCAAACCAACACGATGCATCGATAATGTAACCAGCCGTTTTTAAATCACGGAATTTGGCATTGATTCCTTCAACAATGTCGCGCGCCAAGCTTGGATGAAGTGGTTTGTCCACAGCCCACATATGCCCTTCAGCCATAGTGTCAGCAATGATTTGTGCGGTACGGGTGTAGTTTTCAAACTGGAACAGCGGGTCTGCAGAACAAGTACGTGAACCCCAAAAACGAAAGCCGTCACGCTGAATCAGTGTGGTGATTTCATTTGAGTTCAGATAACCAGCATCGGTATCCATGCTTTGCAGCTGCCAATAGACATCTTTTGAAATACCAGTCACGCCATTCACAGGTACGTTGGACAAGGTTTTATGCCAGCCAGTGTCGTTGTCGATTTTTGCACGTAGACCAAGTGCTCGAGCGGTTGCTTCAAACGTGGTGGTGCTTGATGAAACCGTGTCCCAGCCAAAGAAGTCTGGCCAAATAATCATGGTTTCACGCGAACCGATTGAGTCGCGATATGCAGCTGCTTCTTCTTTGGTTGCACAGCCATGTGCTGACACATAAACAAATGCACGAAGTTTTTCTGCAATACCACCAAATGCAGATGTGACTGCTGCAGAATCGAGACCTGGTGCACCCAAGATGCGTGGTTTGACTTTGAGGTTCTGTTCGGCAGTGAGCAAGGCTTTCATGCCTGTGTACTTGCCGTTGACCTGTCCACCAATAACGGCAGTGGTTTGCTCTGCTTCATCGGTTTTTTGTTCTACACGTACAACGACAATGACAGCATTGGTCTGGTCTGCAATGGCTTGTAATGAACGTGCCAGCGTGCCTTTGGTACCAGCTTTTTCGATTGAACCTTGTACGTTGGTTAAAAGTACTGCGGTGTCTAATGGGAATACCAGCGGATCTGCGTCTTCTGCAGTTGCTACTAAGCCAATAACAGCGGTGGAAACGGTTCGAATGGGACGTGTGCCTTCATTGAGTTCGTAAACCCGGACACCATGATGATATGAATCTGTAGCCATAAAATTAGCCTGTGATCTGTTGTTTTATATTCAGATCACAGGCTTACAAAATGGCTTTTCAATTGCGATTGGATGAGCTTGTATATGGGTTATATACAAATGAGAAGATTATTTTTCTATAAGCTTTAGTACATCAGGATTTTGTGCCAAAAACTCTGCCAGTTTTTCTTCTGGTGAAGTTGCCTGCTGAACCTGAGGCTTTTGGATAAGTTCCCATTTGAATCCATTCCAACGTGGCCACTGATCTTCTGGCCAGTTCTCAGGTGGTGCAGTTTCGACACAACCTGCAGGAATAAGAAAAACATCAGGTTCAAGTGGTGATTCATCGGCAAGGGTTTCACCGACGAATAGACCTGAA